CATCTCCCCAACAAAATACAACCATAACCTTAATCGAATGTCCTCAGACATTATTCTATGTCCCCAATTCATTCACACCAAATAATGATAATCTTAACGATGTTTGGATACCAATTTTTACATTAGGTTTTGACACAAATAACTACCACGCACAAATCTATAACAGATGGGGTATAATTGTTTGGGAATCAAATGACCCCACAAAAGGTTGGAACGGAACTCACAACAATACATTACTTTCCACAGGTGTTTATATTTGGAAAATTACGTTCGGAACAAATAATAAGAAAGGGTTAATCGGAGTTGTTAATCTAATAGAATAATATTAGTCCTCAGCAATACTATTAGCGTCAAGTCCATAACGCTTATTTAACCATTCGAGCATAAATTGGGGTGCGTATGTGTCACCAAATAAATTGATAATTTCTTGATAGTAATAACCCGACATTTCAATTAACGGATACGTCGAAGATTCATAAGGTGTCATAACGTTATGCCAATCTTCATAATCTCCTGAGGTTTTATAATAACAAAAAACAAATTCATTCTCATCCGACCAGTCATCAGTTACATAATGATAAAAGAATTCTTTAACCCCATGATTATTACCTCTGTATTGTATGGCGTTAGACAAATATTCGTTAGAATCCAAGTGATTGAATAATAATTTCTTAAATCTTTCTTCGTTTATTTTAACATCCATATCAATAAATACTTTTAAATTGTGTTTTGTTGTATCGTTAGTTCATATTTAAACAACCCACAATCCCATATTTTATCATAACCTAATTCATCTGTAAGTTCTTTTTCTGTTTTATTATAATCTAAATTTGGGAATCTTTTTTTAAGGTTATTTTTGCCAAACCCAAATTTATGAAATCGTTTATATCTATCCATTTTTGAATTATAATAATAATACGTGGGTTTAGTTATTGAAACCAAATTAAACCCTAAATTAGTATATAGATTACTATTTGAATCAATCGTCCATCGTCTATCCGCAAAACTAATTATGGATTTAGGTAAGTAATCATTTTTAAATTGTTTTAATATTTTAGATGCTAACCCAATAACTATGAAATTTTGATTGGTGGCAAATCTACTTAACTCATATTCACCATCATTATTCTTAGTCATATTTCTTTTGTCGTTAAATGTCATAACACCAACTAACTCATTATTATAATATCCCCCGTAAAATATATTAGACTTGTCGTTTCCTTGAATGTGATTTTGTTTTAAAAAAAATGATTTATCTTCATTATTAATTTTTTTAATCACAACATTTCTCCCACCAATTTTAATACCCTTATTAACTTTTAATAAATGTTTTAATTTGGTCTTAACTAAGTCTTGTTTTGTTTTCCATTCATCTTCAAAAATATGTATTAATTTATAACCAATTTGATTACATTCAATTGTTTTATTTAAATGGTATGATGAAGTTTTACCCATTTTTTCGGTGTGGTAATACAATCCATTATATTCGATACATATATCAGTGTTATCAATAATTAAATCAATCTCTTTACCATCCAGTAACTTACGATTTTTTCCTTTGGATACCTCAAACCCCAAACTTTCAACGAACTCTTTAATTTCAGTTTCACCTTTAGAAGTCCAAGTAGGTGTCATATTAACATTAGTTATTTTTGCTAAGTCACTTAACCCTTCAGATATTGAAGTTGAAACAATCTTTGAATTAGGGTATAATAATTTATACTCTAAAGTTGTTATATTATGTTTATTTTTTAGATGGGTATTAGAAATAGATTTCATTTTTTCCCCACATAACTGACAAATAACATAGTTTTTACTTTTAGATAAAAATTTAGTTAGTTCAACATTTCTCACATGATTTGAATGGTGTATAGTATCCTCAGGAAATTTTGATAAGTAATCCTCTAATGTCAATGAATGACTCTTATTTATATGAATTTCAAAACAACCTGTTTTATTTGTAACATCAGTTGTCTCCCAATCACACATTTTACATCTTCTTGTTGGTAAAATATCAATTTTAATTACGTCAAAATATTCCTCAAACCATTTTTTATTATTAACTAATTCATATTTTTTTCTTTGATAGGTATTTGTTGGAATCCATACATCACCATATAATTCAATAATATGTTTAGTTAACTTACCCGATAAATTATTGGGGTCTTTTATTATGATGTCGGTTTTTTTACATTTGACAACTAATTCGTGATTATCTGATGTTAAATATAAATTAGTTTTTGTTGATTCAATTTCAGAACTATTACCCATTTGAATTTGACCACCTTTTTGGTTAATTGTAATCTTATTCTCTTTTAATATTTGGCTAATTTTTTTATGACCAACTTTAAATTTATCGGCCAACTTATGTGTGCTTGGTATTTCAGTCTGATACAACTCAATAATATTTAAAATATCTTCGGAAGTTAGTTTAGTTTTCATAATACAAATATAATATAAATATATTAAAAATCAATTTACAATCCTTTTATTTTTAACCCTTACACAATAATATAAAAACAAAAAAGGGTTAGAAATTAATCTAACCCTTTTAAATCTATGTAATTAAGTTATTATCTTAACTCTCTTAAGTCAAAAGTTCTAACTCCATCAACAGTGATACGAGCGTAAAAACGGTTGTTCACCATCTTCTTCGCGTATCTTGTCATAATTCCTTTAATTGGTGTGAAATTAAATGGATTATACATTGTTGGTGTTAATTGTAATGGTACGTATGGTGCGTAGATGTAACCTGTATCTAACAATGACGTTCCTTTGTGTCCCATCAATACTGTATTTGGTGGAAAATAAGGGTCACGGTAAACTTGGTAACGACCAGCTAATGTACCTACTCTTTCAATACCCATGTTGTATTGGTCTTGCTCAGGAGACGCGTTAGAAACGTGGAAGTATTCTAAATCATCAAAAATTGCAGAAACTTCAGAAGAAACAACAATCCAGTTAGCTCCACCTCTTAAAGTAGACTTGTGAATTTGTGCTGACAACTGATTAATTGCAGTGATTAATGTTTGGTTCCAGTCTTTTTGAGTGTAGTTAGTTGTAGCAGAAATTCTTCTCCAACCATTGTAATCCCAACGTAAGTTCCAAGCCGCACCTTTACGTAAATCTCTTAAGATTTCACGGTCGATTTCAGCAGCAACTTGTTCAGATAATAAAGCCGTTAATTCAGCTTCAGCATCGATGTTGTGGAATGCAGCAACGTCTTGAGCTAACTCAGGAGACCATTGTGCTCTTAATTTTCTTTCAGTTACAGAAACTGTTACAGAATCTAATTCAAAAGAAACCTCACCGATTTTGTCTTCAAATTCTAATTCTTTGTAACGTCTGAATACTGCAGAGAACGCTGAACTTGAAACGCTAGCTCCAAGAGTAGTTCCTGTGTAACCATCTAAAGTAGTAGCACCACAGTCAGCACATGCTGGACATGATAAATCAACTTCTAAATAGATACAACCTGTTGGTGAACAGATGTCATTGTATTGACCACCATTACCATCAGTTGCCCAAGTAGTAGATGCCATACTGTTTAATCCTGATACAATTCCTTGACCGTATTGTTGAGTAACAACTCTGAACAATAATGATTTAGGGTTATGTGCAGTATCAAAAGCGTTTTGACATTGTGTTGATGCAGTACTTGCAGACCATGTAGAGTCAGTATAAGTACCGTTAGCGAAAATTCTTAAATCAGCTAAGAAAGTTTCAGAATCATATTCGTTACCATCTGGTCCTACTAATTTCCCTGAACCTGCATTTGCAAATCCACACATTTTAACGATTACTTTTCTAACGTTTTGACCGTTTAATTCAGTTGTAACATTAGCTAAAGAACCATTACTCCAAACTTGGATAGTAGTACCTACAGTAACTGCAGACCATTGTCCTTTAGAGTAATCAAATAAACCTGGAGGGTCTAATTGTCCTTCATTTCCTTCATAAAATAAATCATAAAGATTTTTCTTACCGTAAGTTGAACTTGAACCGTAACCTAAACCAGCTTGACCTTGTGCAGCAGTTAAACCATCAACCGCACCGATTGGTCCGTAATGTTCTCCTGATTGACCAGCGTAATCATTACCAGGTGTTTGAGCAGTTCCACCATCATACCCTTGAATTTTTGGTACGAAGTAGAATAACTTACCGATTGGTAAATTCATAGCTTGTACAGAAACGATATCATTCGCTAATAATTTAGAGAATACACGTCTAACGATAGGGAATACAACAGTTTCAAATGAACCTGAAGAACCTTCTGCAGTAGCTTCGTTTATTAAGTGAGACGCTTGGTTTTCATATAACTGAGCCACGTTCTCTTTTAGGTGACCTTTAAGGCCTTCTAGGAATCCTAATTTATCCCATTTGTTAATTGTATCTTCTTTAATAACTTTAAGGTGTTTTAAACCGATGTTACCAACAAGACCTGATTCTAATAATGCTCCCATTTTAGTATTTTTTTTGTTTTTTGTTTATTTTATTTTTTATTTATTCATTTTAGACATTAAATCTTTCATTCTAAGGAATTGAGGATTTTCATAAGTTTTGTTCTCAATTAAGTTAACTGCTGAACCTGTCGATGGAGTGTTTTCAATTTTACGCTCAAATGACTCATTCATTGGTTGACTTGTTGTAGGTGAAAGTTCGTCTTTAATTGTTTTGTACAAACCTTTAGATTCTTTGATTGATTCTACACCATCAAATCTTCTTAATATATTGATTTTTTCTTGTTTAGATGTTGAGTGTTCAGTAAACAAACGTGTAGCGTATGCTAAGTTTGAGTTGAATACCGCAACTTCATTCAATTTATTTCTGAAGATGTTTAATGCTTTTCTGTATTCTTCATTCTTTTCTCTAAGAACTTGTAATTCTCTTGAGTCGTTTTCTTTAAGTGCCATGTTAAATGCTGAGCCAGTTCTTAATTTTGGTAAACCACCTTTTCTACCTGCTCTGCTACCTGCACCTAATGTTCTAACTCCTTCTTTGGTTTCTGCTTTTTTAACCATCTTGTTTGTACCAAGTTTGTTACCTAAGTTTTCACCTTCTTTATATTCAAATTTTGCTTTACCTGTACCAACTGATTTAGGAGCTTCTTTCATTTTTGTTTTGAAACCTGTTCCTTGATTCGGTTTGTTAGAGTAAACTTTTACGTTAGGACCTTTTCCCATTCCAACTCCTTTTGGTTTGATAGATTTCTTAACAGATTTAGATTCGAACATATGTTCTTCATCTTCTTCCATTTCTTCGTCATCAAATGTGATTTCGTAAACAATTTCAGATTCATCTTCCATGTCTTCTTCCTCATCAAATTCTTCTGGGTTAAAGTCATACATTCCTTTTTCTGAGTTAAAGTTATCCATTTCTTCTTCTGAGTCGTCATCGTTAAAAACTTTTCCAACAATGTCGTCAATATTAGAGTCAGATTCATAAAATTCCTCTTCTTCTTCTTCTTCTTCTTCGTTCCACATGTCCTCATCACTTTCACCAACAATCATATATTCTTTGTTTGCTTGAGTGTCCTTAAGATTAATATTACCGCTAGCATCTTTAGTTACTACGATATTATCTTCAGGTCCCATCAATTGGAATACACGAAGAAC